TGGGAACTGGGTCAATGACCATATCAGGACTGCTATTGTTAAACATAACTATGAAATCAATAAGATACCAAAATTACAAATAAAGGATTTCAGTATTAAAGAGATTAGGGAATACGAAAGATCTTCTTTATCTGACGGCCAATAGTTTTCTTTCTTTTAAGTTTTTCCTGTTTCATTTCTTTTATTGCTATTAAAGCTTCCAGTTCTGCTAGACGACCCAACATTCCTGCTAGGAATAAATCCTGTCTCATCTGATGTCTTATTAGATGAGTGCAATATCTTTTTACGTTATCAAAATCATCACTCTTCATTACTTCTCTACATCGCATCTCAACAGATAGCTCTAGTTCTGGTGTAGGAGTTTCAAAATCTATGTTAAAGAAAGTATCGTTGCTCATTTTACTGGAAAAAGCTTTTCTTCAATCATCTTTACTATTGCATCATCAACATCATTATCAGATTTGGAAACCAAATCCTTTAAAAGATATAAGGCAGCTTTGCGTAGAGATTCACTTCTACCAAATTTGATGAACAATCCAATAAAAAACTTTGACATAATGTTTTGTGTTCTTTCCCAAACATATCAATAATCTAAGGTTTTGCATATATCCAACCAGTAATTATATATTTTGGAACTTTAGAAGTATATCCTCTATGAACATAATTCCATGTAGCAGGAAAGAATACTATATTTCCGCATTTAGGTTGTACTTTCGTTCCATCAATAAATTCTGTCCAGCCTCCATTCTCTTTTTTTACGGTATTTAAATACCAAATATATGTAAATATTCTTGACCATCCCTCAACCATGCACCAATCGTGATGCCAATGATAATAACCATTTGGATCGTACTTTTGTATTTTATAACCTGTGTCTTTTATTTCGTAATTATGGTTTGGATGTAACTTCCAGCCATCACCTTCTGTATATTTATTACAAACATCTTCTAGATAAGCTTGATATTCGTCTAAAGCTACTTGCAGCTTTTCATATAAAAAACTATCTTCTTCTGCCCAATCTGGATTATTTGTTATCCCAGCATCCATTGTAACTTTTAACGATGGATCAACCCTTGGATTGTTTTGATCTACTTTACCTTCACTTCTTAAAGGATTTACTTCAAATTTATCAATAGCTTTTTTACAAAAAATTCTAGGTAATGATTTTTGCTTTACCCAGATTAGATCACTAAACATTTGTTGTAATTGCTCTCAGTACTTTACGAGTTGCGTTTATTTGTTTATTATGACAGAAAAACTTATGGAAGAAAAGGACAAGAAAGGCCCACTAAAAAAACTGAAAGAAACCATTGAGGACAAGGAAGAACAACTTGCATTTATTTCAGTTGTGGTTCGTTTGGTGGTTGTCGGCTGGAGTGGTTTTATAGTTTCGCTTAATTACATAACGATCCCAGGTTATAGTAACGAGCCAAAAGATATAACTTTTCCTGCAAGTTTGCTGACGGGAGCATTGGCATCATTTGGTTTAGAAGGTGCTAAGAAACGTGGTGATGGAACATATAAACCTGATGAGAAGCCATTAAATAAAAAAGAAGTAGAACAGTTATTAGCTACACAATCGGGTGGGTTTCAAACCATTAGAATAGAAACTCCGATCAAGATACTTGGTGCGGAAGTCGTAGATAAAAAGGATGACAAAAAATGAAAAAACTAATTCCGTTTCTATTTATTATCAGTAGTCCAGCAGCAGTGTTGGCCGACATTACGCACAGTATTTCTTCAAGCGTAAAATTTGAATCCCTTTCGGCAGCTTCAACCGCAGACAAGATAGGATCCTCATACAGTATTAGCGGTAATAACGTCACCACAGTAGATTCAAATTCCGCAGCCACAGTAGGTGGATTTGGTTCTACCACAAACGGAGTTCCATCAGTAACATTTCCATCTGCTACTCAGACTCAAGCAGGAGAAGCCTTCAGTTTCACACAATCCTACGTTGAAGGAGATGCCACACCAGGTAGTGCAGTAACAGTAGGCACAGTTCCAAACTTCAGTGACTTAACCTCTACAAGTGCTGGTAGTGTAGGAACAGCAGCAGTTGGAATTGATAATCATACATTAACGCTGACACCAGGTACAGGAACAGGTATCGTACTTACAGGACAATTTGTTGTTGATTTAAAAATTGAATGAGGAGGCTTTTCCTTTTTGGCTTTATTTTTTCTTTTCCTTGTTACGCTGTGCCAGTTATTCCAAATTTCACGCAGGGTTCAAGTACCAGCCGAACAGAAACTACCACAAATATTACAGAGACTATACGAACATCAGAATATAATTCTGGATTTTTATACTCAGTCACGGGATCAGGAATTGAGCATGATGGATCGTCTATTTCACCTCCTGTTACAACCACTAATGA